CTCGTGCGATACCGCACAAGAAAGTCTTGGCTAATGATACCCAAAGGAACATCAGCTTCATAAAGACTGAAGTCAGTACGGTCAGGTGTCAAGTCAAGTGCATAACCGTTGACGGTTTGATCAGCCATCAATTTTTGATGCACCTGCTGCGTGTAGGTGTCTGAAGTGTCGTCAGGGATGGCAGCACGAACAAGGGTGGTGATCCTGACCCGCATCGTCCAGTCCAACTTGTCGTAAAAGTTGGTGTCAATCGGTTGGTCATTGACAGGCTCCACAATCACCGCTGGCACTTCACCACGCGCCAGAGGCTCCACACGGCTCCTGTAGACCGTTGCACCGGTGATGCTGCTTAGATTGCTGGCAATGCGAGCAAGGATCAATTCGCGGCGTGTGTCAGCCATGATCAGGCAGAAGCAACTTGAACAACGGTGCAGATGATGCCGGGAATGCTTGGATGAGCAAAGGGACTAGTAGCTGCGGCTTCAGCGTGAATGTAGGCATCAGCGTTGGATGTTGCCCACATCAGTTCCAAATAATCGTTGGCAACCAGCGGCAATACAAAATTAACAGTGCCAATTACGTTGCCAGGAGTGCCACCATGGCTTGCAATAACACTGAACTTGCTGTCGCTAGCAGGTACATCGCCAGCGGCGCCACTGTTGTTTTTGCGGAACCAAACATTCACGTCATGAATACTGGTGCCTGTGTTGCTGAATTGAATTGAAAAAGTCAGGCTGTAAATACCGGCATGATCAAATGTGATTTGAGTGTTGGAAACAACGCGAATGCCGCGACTACCTGTATCACGCTGCCGCAGATAAATCGATGTAGGCGTGTTGGCCGTTGCGGTCTGAGAGGTAGTGTCCCAGAAAGACCCCCAGTAACCAGGAGAGGAGAAGTACGGCAGTCGACTCCAAGTTGAAACCCCGTCTCCAATCTTGAGATTATTTGTCTGCGTTTCAATGGCGGCTTCACCTGGAAGCAACACAGGATTCAATGCCGCCCAATTCGCTCTGGTATTGACCTTGAAGACGCTGCTCATGACCTCAAAGTCAAACCTTGCTCAATAGTAGTTCTGAAAAAACACCGTCATCAATAGGGCGATTCTCGCGGACGATGTAAGACGCGGAATCAACAGTGATAGAAGTGCCGCGAGCGGTGGTGCTGACATCAGAAGTCTTTGCCGTAAGCAAGTACTCCCGAGACAACGCCATACCGCCCGCGATCACATCCATCGGCGAATCCAAAATGCCAAGGAACGCAGTACCAGCACCAATTTGGCAAGTAACGCCAAACTCGTTCAGGAATGCATCTGGCAATTCAGGAAACGCCATCAGGATCAGTTGCCGTACTTCTTGCTGTAAACCAGCGAGACGCCGTACACAAACACAGGGTTGGTGCCAGCTTGAGTACCGACAGCACGCACATAACGGCGCACATCGTTGGTGTTGATGCTGATCTTCTCAAAGGCAGCAGCAGAACTGGTGACCTCGGTGAAGGTCTTGCCGGTGATGTCTGCCCAAGCAGAGTTGTCAGCAGAATCCTGAAGCTTGACGTTCAGGGTAGGGGTGGTGCCGCTACCAGCTTCGCAATCGAGGATCACGATGGCTTCGCCTTCAGCATCGTTCGAGCCTTGCAGATCGAAACCGGTGCCGGTGGCAGTAGCAGTGCGGGAATCAGCAGCCAGAAGGCTCTGGATGTAGGTCTTAGACCCCAGATTGTGGATCATTGGTCTTTCTCCGTTTGGGAGCGGGTTTGCTTTGAACAGGATCCGGCTGCTCATCAGCCGTAACAACAACTTCCTCGATGAGGGGAGCAGGAATGGCTTTCTGAATACCGATCAACAGCAAAGCTGATTTTTTATCGGTTTCAACGAAATCACCAACTTTTACCTGCTTGAGGTCAACGATGGTGTTTCGCAGCATCTGAATGCGCATTACCTGCTCCCTAATCATCAGGACAGCTTGCAGATGGACTCAGGATGACGGATGGCCACGTCATAGTCCTGCATGGCCACCACACGCACGGTGCCGGAAGCGGAACCGGTGTAAGGGTCAACCATGATGTCCAGACCGCTCCAGAAGCCGATCAGGATGTCGCTGAAGTTAGCGAACACCGCAGTGTTGTTCGGCATGGAGTTGGACACGTAAGCCGGGTAACCGTTAATGGTGTTGTCGGCTTCGTAGATGAAGTTGGCGTTGGTGCCGGTGGCCGACTTCTCGGTGGTCTTCAGAGTGCCGCGCAGAGCGGAGTTCATCAGATAGCCGAGGCTGCCCAGCAGGGCGTTGTCGGTGCTCAGAGCGGCTTCAGCGTTCACATAGTCAGCGAACGTGGTGTAACCGGACTCGGTGTTGATACCGGTCACGTTCAGGAAGCCGAGCGGATAAGAAGCAGCGCCAATGCCGTTGATGGCTTGGTTTTCAACTTCAATCGCGATCTGCTGAGCCAGGTCACGGCGAACCAGATTCTCAATGTCGATGCTGGACTGAAGCAGCAGACGACGGGAGTAATCGGTCAGGGCACCAATGGTACGCGGCTGCATCGTCACCTGGTCGACGGTCAGTTGACCCTCGGTGATCGAGCCGGACTCGGCAACGTGGTACACAGTGGCACCACCGCTCTGGCGGGGCAGAGCAACCATGCCTTGCAGACCGGTCATCACGGTTGCACCAGCGGTCTGCAGCACAAGAGCCTTGCGGAGCAGATCGATGAAGCTATCGCTCATCAGTTCAGTGGCAACCAGGTCACCACCACCGGAGGCGGAACCAACAGTCAGGTCGCGACGGCCAAAACCCAGCACATCGGCGGGGATCAGGATGCCACGAGCTTCCTTGCCAGACTTCTGCTGAGCGGCACGGCTGACTTCCATTTCGAAAGCAGCAGCACGCTGAGCCTCTTGGCTGTTGGGGTGAGCAAGAGCGTTGATGGCGCGGATGAAGGAGAAGTCACGCTTCTCTTTGTCCGACATGCCAATCTCGGCATCTTTCGGGTTCAGAGGCTTCTCCTCAACACCCATCTTCTCCAGAAGGGCAGAGCGAAGCTCATCAAGGCTGCGGGAGTTGGAAATGAACTCCTGAGCCATTTCAATGTTCTTGGTGCGCTGACCAAGAGCGATCATTTCGGCAACTTCCTTCGCCTTGGCTTGTACAGCCTCAGCGCGGATAGCCTCAACGTTGAGGGGTTGATCCACGGTGATAACTCCGTTGGGGTTGTGTTCCACGGCTGACGCCGTATTGACGCCTTCATTATTGTTGAAGGCGCGACCAATGCCAACCGACGCATCCGCTGGCACGGTCACCAGCGAAATCTCGAACGGTTGGAAGTTGGTAGCACGATAAGTCACAGGTGATGTGGACTCATCGGCTTCCATGGCATTGATCTTGTAGCCGAAGCTGACGTTACGGATGATTCCATCCTTGATCAGCTCCTGCATCTCGCGACCTAGTTCGTTATTCGCGAGTTTGACGCGTGCATAACCACGCTTGTTTTTGATATATGCCTTCTGCACAACACCGACAATCTTGTCTGCGTCGTGTTGATACAACAATGGGGCGCCATCATTCAGACGGCTCAAATCCATGGACTTTTCATCCATGTTCAGCACTTCCATGCCGTAATAACGCTCAACAGGCGCTTCGCTGGCAAATGGAAATTCCAGCGTGCGATCTTCGCCTTCAGCGCGGAATTCAGTGCTCAGCGAACGCTTGAGGGTTTCGCCTTCAAAGAAACGCAAAGCAGAAATCTTCCTGAGTTCGGAAAACTTGTGACCGACAACAGTGTCAGTCTCTTGGTAATCGCCGTCGTTATTTCTTCGGTACACGCGAATCAATGCAGCGGGATCTTCTTCAGATGCATTAATCGTAAACGAAGAATCCGGCACTTCAATTACACCTTCGCGGGCAATTCGTGTGACTTTGCCGCGTGCGGTGCCACCACTTGAATCCCATTCGACAAAATCACCAACCTTGACGCCATCGGGAGCAGCACGCTCTTCTTCACGCTCACCCGTGGCTTCTTCAAACATCATCGCATCAAAGTCGTGATCAGTGAGCCATTCACGAGCCTCGGCAGGCGTGAAGCGATCAGCATCAAACCGAATGGCTTGCAGTTCAGAGGTGCCATCCTTGATTCCGTAGATGGCATCAATACCAGCACCGAATTCATCATTGACGCGGCGGATGCTGTCGTACTGATCAGGATCAGTCAGGCGAGCAGCGTGTTCATTGGGGTAGGGGCGACCATCGACAATCTCTTCGTTGATTTCCATGGCACGCTCCTGTGCTTTTTTAATGGTTTTGGATTTCATGTTGCTCCAAGACTGACCTGAATCGCCACCCCATGCCGCCCATGCTACGCGACCAGGCGAGGGATAGTCATCACCACCAGGACGGAACCCTTTGCCCTGCTTGTCAACTTCATGGCGTGCAAACCATGCAGCCATCGTCACGACAGTCTCAGGACTCAGTTCATCACCTGACAGGATTTGACTGGCACGTGTAGCAGCAACATCAGTACCACCGGGGCGACCATCTTTCTTCCATGCGCGATAACGACGCGCTTCAGCCTTCATGCCTTCGGTTGGCATCAGGTCAATTATCTTCTCGCCAACCTTTGCCATCAGTCGATGTCCTCAAGTTCAGGCTCTTCCTCATGTTCTACCGGATGTTCAGTAGGAGCAACAGGAACAGGCTGTGAGACACCGCTGTTTGAAACTTGTGACGGGTCAGTATCAAGGACAATGCCGTATTCATCAGCAACAGCAAGTTCATGCTGGCGTTGACGCATTTGATCCTCAAAGTCACCACCATGCAGTGCGATCACCTGCGACAGCGTCATGATGCCTGAGCGGATCAGTTCCTTGTAAGCAGCAGCTTCTTTCTGCGGGTCAACGAACTGAGCAGCGGGTGCAATCCACTTGGCTTCTTCGTAACGCTCAGG